AAATATAGTGGGGTACACTTTTTACAGGAAAATCATCCATAAAAATGTAACCTTGTCAACTTTTTTCTTTATTTTTATTATTTTAATTTGATCAATTTTCATTGACTTAATTTAATTAAAATGCTATACTACAATTCAATCTTTTTGTCAACTCTTAACTTAAGTGAAATCCCTTGCTACTTATTTCACCGTTAGGCTACTGTTCACAAGGGATAAATGTAAAATCATTATAGACTGTATTACAAGGCATATTCTGTACCCACCATTTGTCGGCACGTTTTACCGTGGAAGTTCCGATCAAAATATAATATGGAAGTCTTAATGTCTTACTCTTTCAAGTATAACACAAAACTCCCATATTGTCAAGTATTATTTTTTACAGCTACATGGTTTAATACCAGAATCAACGATATTTTTAGTAATACCACAATCCAATAAACTAACAACAACAGTCATAATTTTAACACTTTTACCAAAGATAGAAACTAGTGTTTTAATATCACTATCATTTAATCTCTTACCTTTATCAATAGAATGTACTAGTTTAACGTCATTAGGATTTTTCGAATCATAATCACTAACATATAAACTACCAATAACAGCAACTTTAACTCTCTCTTCCTTAACAATAATTTCTTCATAAGGATTCTTAGGTTTAGGATTTATAATTTCATCAATTGTATAACTCATTTTATCACCTCCTTTCAATTTTCTTTTTATTTATTTTCTAAGCGTAATAAAATACCTCTCTTTACCACACAATTCTTTTTCACTAGAAAAACCATCTAAATTGTAATCTGTAGTCTTAATCAAATTTTCTACATGTATCATACACATTTCTTTATTTTTAAATGTTAACTCTCTAACATCTTTAAGTCTACCTAATTTATAAATATTCAAGTGTAGTTTAACCATCTTATTATCTATGTATTTTATCGATCCTATATCTTGTTGTCTTTTCTTATTTTCCTCAACTGTAAATTCTTTATCCAATACTGTCATCATTTTCCACACTTTCTATAAGCATTTCCAAGTAGTTTTTAGCTTTAATTAAATCTTCTAAACCATTCTTTTTAGATGATCTAGTAATATATTTAATAACATTCATCTTATAAAATCCTTGCATTTCTTCATGTGTAAAATGTTCTTTACCATAACCAATAGGATCAATATTAACCCCTTCATGATAATGTTTAGGTTTAATAATTTCTTTATCTCTCATCAATACCCCTCCTTAGCTCGTCTTATATTCTCTTTAGTTTTACCTTCATAAGCTTCAAATAAATCTTCTAAACTATACCCAAGTGTTAACCCTAACTTAAACAAGTCTTTATAAGCACATTCAAAATCAACATAATCATATAATTTATTATACATTAAATTTTTATAATAATATTCAGGTCTATCAATACTAACATTATATCCACCAATCAATTCAGGAATTAATTCCCCCTCAAAACCATATGTAATAGATAAACTATTCAAGAAAGCTAAACAATCAGCCCATTCATCTTTAATTCTAAAATCATCTTTGACATGTGATTTCTTCCAATATTTAAAGAAACCAATCTCATTTGCAAGTTCACCTAGTTCAACATGGAAAGCTATTTTTCTTTCTTCAGTAGTCTTTTGAAAAGATACAGAAATTTTTTCTTGAATCAATTCATCAACCTCCGTTTGTAATTTAAAAGCTGTTAACATCATAACCCCAATACCTCCATAATTTTACCCATATTCTCTTCAAAACCAATTAAAGGTTTATCATAATTCCCATCAATAACAAAAGTTGGTAACGTGTTTAATCCCATCTTTTCAGTTAAAATTCTTTTAGCCATTGGGTCTTGATCCACATTTCTTTCAATCAAGTTTAACTTTTCTTTGGCTTCTGGTGGAAGATTACCCAAATTAAACTTAGCACCTTTACATTTCCCACAGGTATCACCTGTAAACATTATAATCTCAACCATTATTTAACCTCTTTCCATATTTTATACGCCTTATATGTACGTCTTACATGTAAATCGTATACCACATATAGTATCTTATCTTACCAAAATACCACATGTGGTACACCTTACATATACATCTTACACATACACCTTATTAACACATCTTACATATGCATCTTACATTTACCTTTATGATTTTTCTTTCAATAAATTATCTTGTTTTAACAGTTCTTTATTTCTTTCACAAATTTCTTTAATAGAATTATCTAAACTTATTTTTAATTTTTCATTCTTCTCTTCTAATTCTTGTATCAACTCCTCATTACTCTCACAACGAATTAATAAACCCTCAATAACTTGATCTTTATTAGGTCTTTCCTCTTTTGTTAATGAATAATGAATCCAATTATCAGAATCCATACCAATCAACTCTTCAGCATCTTCTTTAATCATACCATTTTGTTCATAATCTTTCACCACACCATCAACATTATAAATGTATTTTAATGTCCAAGTTTCTTCTAATTCTTCCTTTTCTACCGTTTCAATATGTTTATTTAAATAATCAATAGTTCTTTGTTTACCTTCAATACATTGAATCATTTCAAGATTTTCATTATGTAGTATCTCAATCTTCTGATCTTTTTCTTTCAATCTTTCTTCATAATCTTTAAGATGTTCTTTTAACATTATTACACTTTCATATTCTTCTTTTAATTCTTCTTTATATTTTAAATTATTTTCATTTAATTGATTTACTAATTTATTTAAATTCACATTCTCCTCCACAACCTTCAAATAATCCTCTTCCATTACCATCCTATCAAAAGGACATTCTCTATCCATTTTTATTTCATAAACTTTTACCATCTCTTTTCCCTCCACTTTTTTCAAGTTATTTTGTCTTTTTTCTTCATAACATTTACCACAAATTAACATTTCATTATAATAAGCAGCAGGTTTATTAGATAAACAGTATTTACAAATTTCTAATTCAATCACATTAATTACCTCCACATTAAAGAGATGTATCTCTACACCTCTTATTTAGTTTTTAATGATTTATATTTTAATTTTTTAAGTTGTTTTATTTGTTATCTTTATATTAAACGTTTTTGATGTTTTTGTCAAACCTTATTTTAAACATCATCATGACTAGGAACTTGAGCAAACGTTGTATAGGTTAAACTATCAACTGGTAAAGATTCTAATTCCGTCATAATATCAGCTAATTTCTTACTAGTGATTGTAACAGTAGTTGAAATAGAACTTGAATTTAAATACGTGTAATTACCACTATAACTATTCAAACCATCATCATCATATATACAATCACACTTAACCTCGTAAACACCATAATCATCAGTTGATTTAATGTTAAATTTAATTACATCATTTTCAATTTCACTAGGGGATATCTGAACAAACTTTTGTTTATATATTACTGTATCATCATTATATACACCTTTATCGCTAGATCGTAATTCGACTTCACCACTAACTACTTTCGATTTAAAATATATCTGAACAAACTGTAACCCTACCTTAACATCATTTGGTACAGGAAATTCAAATGTTAATTCATCAGTAGAAGCAACACTTAATTCACTACCAAATATTAAATTGTATTGTGTTTGCGTAAATTCAACACCGTTCATCTTAGCAATATTAGGATTTTGTGTTATTGATCCACTTATCTTACCTGTAAAATCTAAAGTCTTTGTTTGTATCATTAGTAGCGCTCCTTAATTCCATATTTACTCATATCTCTTTCATTACCATCCATTGTAGGTGTTCCCGATAAAGCTTTGTAGAACAACGGACATATTTTATTTATTAATCTTTTCATCTTTTTTCTTTTTATGTATTTAAGTTCTCTGCTTTTCATTCCCAATCACCCCTCTTCTTATTTCCACCAATTACACAAGCTATAGCTAATAGACTAATAAACAAACTAACACAAATTATAGTTCCCATTATCTAACCTCCACAAATTCCATATAATATTTACCTGTTTTAACACTATTTAAATTCTCACAACATCTTTCTGTTTTTTCTCTTGTTTTATAACCACTAAATATACTCATCTTTTCTTTATGTATTACAACCCACATTATTATATCCCCTTTTATGTCTTTTGGTTTTTATTTTCCTTTGACTAGTTCTTTGAATAGTAGTAGATAGTATAGTTCAGACAAGTATTCTCACACCCCCATTAAACTATATTTAGGATTAATAAAATCAATCATAGCACATACTAATTGTTCTTTCAATCTTTCCTTATCTTTATTAATAATATAACCCCTAAACTCTTTCCCCTCAAACATTAACCCAATATTCCATTCTTCCCAAAGATTTTTTCTTTGTTTATCAACCGCACATATAAATGCCCCTTCTAAATAAGCATCTAAGGTGTCATCATTTAAGAGGGAAAAATCAACATCGTTGATCTTCCCATTCATAGTATAAATACTATACATAATACCAACTTTTATTGATGTCTTAAATTGATATACATCTTTTTCAATCATTTATCTCTCTCCAATCCCAAAAGAATTTTTAACGAATTTATATTACCTAAATAATAATAATTCCAATACATAGGGATAGAACGAGATAATTTATTTATCTCTCTTTCAATTTGTCTTTCATAAAATTCAATCATTACCTCACATCATTTCTTTTAAATTTTCTTAAAGGGTTTTTCATCTTTTTCAACGGAACATGAAAAGTTAATATATGTTTAATAACCTCTTCTCTTGTGTAACCTGTTTCTTTCATCGCTCTTTTAATTAAATCTTCCGTTCTCTTTTTCATTTTTCCCCCTCTTTTATTTAATTCAAACTAAATTTCCTAACCTTAAGCAACGTTCCACCCTTAACTTGACAAGGCATTAACTTTCCTAACGGTTTACCCATAATATCTTTGTTAACTTCTGGATTAATTTTCAACCCTATTTCGAATTCTTCAAAACTAACATAATCCTTCAAGTGTCCTTGTAACCCTGCACACTTCAGGTTTTTATCTAAAGTCTTTTGATCTTGAGGTAGTGTTCCCCACTCTTCTTTAGAACAATGTTTTAAACTCTCAACAACATCTCCCCATCTATCTTTCTTCATTACTTTTTTCGCATACACCATTTCACAATATGTTTTAGCTCGATGAAATTTAGCTAATTTAAATTCACTTTCTGGCTCCCAATCCCCTAAATCTCCACCTATTTTATGTTTTATACCTTCTGGTATTTCAGTTCCGATCAAATGAATAGAATCTGTATCACAATAAACAAATCTATCATAACACATCATTATAGTTGAAACTAATTCTTCTCTTGCATAAGCTGTAACAAAGCTTGCGTAAGCTGTATAAATAGGGTCAGCAGGTGGCGGATCATCATCTTCAACTCTGAAACCTAAACTTTCATCATCTTCCCATAAGAAAGGTTCGACATTTAAACGTATTGTGTTTGTCCCAAATTTACCATAAGGAGAATTCAACATTAATTTAGCTAAACTTTTTAAAGCATCATTACCATCATCGTTAGCTTGTTTTTTAACCTTTAACCATTTATCAATGTGTTCTTTAAACAAACCAATTTTACCTTTAAACATCATACCTTTATGGAAATGCAAATCATCTAACCAATAATGTTTTTGTATTTGCTCCCACTGTACATTTGTCACATACATGGTAACAATTTCACCGTAACTCGTTTTCTGAAATTCACGACCATTAAACTTTCTAACATCATCAGCTTCATTATAATTGAATTCAACATTTTGTTTCTTCAATTGAATTGTTGGTAACATATTATCCTTTACAACAAATGAGAAACTAACTTGTTGAACATAAAGCGGATACTCTTCATCATATGTATATTCACCGTTGTACTCAATTGGTAATCCATAAGGTAAAAGTTTTGTGTATTGAACCCAAGGATACATTGATACAATATCAAAAACACTACCTTCGCCAATTAACTTTCCTTCCATACCTGGTTTAACCTGTGTAACACCACCAAAATATGATTTACGAATGAAACTATCAGTATCGAAATCCATTACAGGAAATATTTCTTTAAAACCTTTGTCTCCACCAACTGTTGATTTAAATTCATTCAAAGCATCACTACCAATTGTAGTTTTCTTCAATCCACTTTGAAACACTTGATAATGAATAATTTTAGCTGTAATTTCAACATCTTTTTTCAAGTATTTATAATCAGCTTCACCAATAGGTTCAAAAGGTTCACGTATTACATCATAATCCATATCATCTTTAAATACATCTAAACCAAACGCCATCGCTGCAACACGTAACCCGAACGGAACTTTCTTCAAAGAGTCTTTGATTGTGATAAACTGTCGTCCTCCTCTTTTACCTTCCTTACAGATAATTAATTCGAACCACATTTTCTTACCATCAATCAAACCCGTAAATTCACCAATAGCAGGATTACGATCAAATGTAAATTTAAAACCTCTTCTTAAAAGTTCAACAGCGATAAATGAACCATCGAACTTTAAATTGTGGAACCAAACATTTTTACTTCCATCTAACATCCAATCCACATATTCACTGATACCTTTACCTACAACAAAGTTATCAAGTTCACCTTTGAAACTCATATCTTCACGTATTTCAGTTCCACCCCATGACCACACAAAAGCTTTATCTCCACCAGTATGTAATTTCCACGCTTCACGCTTTCTCCATAGTTCAGGGTTTTCTTCTTTTGTTTTTAATTCATCTCTTAGTTTATCTTCATGTAACCAAGCTTCTGTATTTGTTTCGAAATCACAAGCATATGTTTTTATCTTTGTTTTTGTTCTCTTTTTCTTCATATGCTATTTCTCACCCTTTCAATACTTTTCAAGTAGTTTATACTTATCTCTGTTCTTATCATAACGTTGAATGTCAGTTCGAATTGCTTCAATGACACCTGCAAGTTGGTCATCTACATCTTTAGATTGACCCATATATTGATCTGAATCATACTCATTGAAATTCATACTAGAATCCATAAACATAAAGTAAAAATTATTGAATTCAGCATCACTCATTTTATTGAAATAAGCTAACACATCATTTGCATCATCACCAAATGATTGTAGCATTTTTTCCATTGCATTCTGTCTCAATTGACCTTCACGTTTTGAATATCTCTCTGGATCAGCAACATGTTTTAAATTATATTCTCTTATTTTAACACGTTGATTATTATCTAAAATTGTTGGATCGAATTTATCCCTAACAATAACAGTTCCACCAGTTTTATCTTTTCGTAAATCTTTAATCTGATTACCTTTCTTATCGAAACGTGGGATACTCTCTAAATATTTCTGTCTATTCATTTCCATATCCCTAGCAACATTTGTTTGAAGAGTCAACTGAATCAATTGTTTCTTTGTAAACTCAACTTTGTATTTGTTTTTGAACTTGTCTTTTTCCCCTTTCACCTTTTCTAATTTATTCATCATCCCTCTTACTTCTTTATTTGTTTCATTTATTTGTTTTACACTCGCAACAGTGTCACCAACTTTACGAATCTGCAAATCAGCCCTATTCTTTAATTTACCCATTGTTTCTTTCCAAGCATTGAAACCTTTACGTGTTTTAAATTCTGATATGCTTCCCTTTAAATCAATTTCACCAGAAATATCAACACCATAATTTTTCTTTCTTGATCTTATCATTGCTTTTGCATTTCTTTGTAACCTGTTAAACTCATTTAAATCTTTTTCACTTATCGTAAACTTAGGTTGTTTCTTTTTTCTGCGCTTTACCAATTAAATTTCCTCATTCCGTATAGTAGCACGATTAATAGTAGATTGTTTAGTATGACATTTAGTTTGTTTTAATTAACGAAATTGTTTAACTAGTTTCTGTCTATCTCTCGGTGATTACTTTTATTTTTAGTAGGATTAATAGTAGGTTTAGTTTTTATTTAACATTTTCTTTCTATCTTTTGGGGCTTTCCCTTTATTGCTTTTTGTTGACTGTTCTTTTTGGTAACAACCACAACTATTTGTATTACCTCTTCTTACATCCAAACCTCTTACATTTAAATTTTTACCACAATCACATTTAAATTTCCATACAACATGACCATTCTGTCTTCCAACCATTTCAATACAAGTTAATCTTCCAAATTTTTGACCTGTTAAATCAATTAATTTACCCAAAACATTCATTCCCTTCTTTTAACGTATCTTCATCTTACCATATATTTTTCTTTACGTCAACACATTAAAATAAAAAAGTCGAATATTTTAATCCGACTTAGCATTTCTTATATAACACCATCTTTTTTCTTTTTGGAATATAATTACCATTAGATAATTTTAACAAATAATCATAAGCGTAATGAGTTTCTTCACTTATTTTTTTAATCGTTCCACATGAAATAAATTCATCGTTTATCATTAAAACATATTCATGAATAGAAGGTTTATCAACTATTAATTCATGTCTAATTCTTACATTACTTCCTTCTCTTAATCTTTTTCTTGTTTTTTGAGATCTATTCCATAAAGCATGTTTTGTGACACCTAATTCTTCGGATATCTCTTCCATAGAACCACAAGAAATCATTTTACCATTTATAATATATTTATATGTTGCAGGAACTTTCCCTTTTGTGTTCATCCCCTCTACCCCCAATAAATTCTCAATCTATTCCTTATTTCCATGTATTCTTCAATCGTTATATATTTCATAACAACCAATTCCATTAATATAACCATTCTAATAAAATATTCGTTCTTTATTTCCCCTTACCTCCTAATAAATTTCTATTATTTTTGATTTATAATTACCATTAGATATTTTATATAAATAAGGTTTACTAAAATTAGATATGTTTGAAAGTTCTTCTATAGTTCCATACCCTATAAATTTTCCTTCAATAAACATTGAATAACTTAATTTTGAATTTTGTATTTTAACAAGTTCATATTTAACATTTTTATTTTCACCATGTTTAGTTCTCATGTGTCTTCTATAAATAGCAATACTTGATGTTTTCAATTTATCAGCTATTTCTTCTAAAGTTCCTTTAGCAACGTGTATATCATTTTCATAAAAATCATAAACAGGAGCAACTGATCCTTTTATTCCCATCCTCACGTCATCCTCCTTAAAAATAAAAGGATCAGCTTTTAGCCAATCCCTCTATTCGGTTTTAATGTTTTGAACTTACGCTTGTACTTTTTCTTTCTTCTCCAAGAAAGTAAAGTCACTTACAAGAACTTCAGTTACATAAACTTTTTTACCTGTAGGTTGTCCATCTTTCATTTCATCATAGTTACGAGTACGTAATTCACCAGTAACCCCAACTTGATGTCCTTTTTTAACATGGTTTGCAAATGCTTCCGCACGTTTACCCCAAATAACTACTTGAATGAAATCAGCTTCACGTTCACCTTTTGCGTTTTCAAAGTTACGATTGACAGCTAGTGTAACAGTTGCAACAGCTTTTCCTTCAGGTGTGAAACGTAGATCAGATTCTTTCGTAGTTCTTCCAATTAGGTTTACATTATTCATTATAAATTCCTCTTTTCGTTGTTTTGGTTTATTTGAGGCTTTCCTCATAACAGCATCCTAATGTTTCGAGTAACAGTATACTACATTTATTGCTAGGATATGTGTTTTAACTTTAAAGGAGGTAAGTTAACGCGACTGTTAGGATTTAAATTGATCTGTTCTCTATTCCTTTTAAGATGCTGTTATCAAGAGAGGATGTCTCCTCTTACCCGATAAATTTATTATAGCATGTTATACTCACTATGACAATACTATTTTTTAAATTATTTTTTTTCTTGTCTTTCCAAGATGTCAGAAATCAAGAAACTAGAGTTAGCTAGTTCTTAAGTTTAACTATAAGTCTGTGAACTTATGTTTTGATTTTAATGTTTTGATCTTAACAGGTTTTAAGTTTTCCTTCTTTTATGTAGGTTATACATCACAATCATGGTGACGCTTTTTTCTTCTTTAGTGAATACTATTTTCTTATAAGGGTTTGTTCCCTCATTCTGAGTTATCAATTTTTCACTTAATGTGTAGAATATCTTTTGAGGATATCCCTCATGTTTATTTTGACCTTTTCGGTCTTAATTTATAAGTTTATTTTACCATGTGGTCTTTCCCACTGTCAACGAAAACTTTATTTTGTTTTTTTTCTTTAGGTTTTCTCCTGCAATATAAGATTTAATTTTATGTAGGTGGTTTTACGTTCCACCAAACGGACTTTTCACAAGGTATATTTTCCCTTTGCTACTTGCGAGTTTTCCCTCGGTTTGATTTCGATGTTATCACACCGTCCCTGTATCGTAGAAATTACGGATGTTTACGAGGGTCTCCTCACCTCGGATACTGGCTATCATCCCACGGCTAACTCCTATGCTCCCGTGAGGACATGTTCTTTTACGCGCTTTCGAGTAACACGGGTTTTAAGTCATCATATACAAATCAGTTTGTATACACGGTTCTCTCTTTTCCTTGAGATTTATGTTTACGTGTCTTTCGTATCACGGGTTTTATCCTCTTTTCCTTGAGTAGAAAATGTTATTCCCATGTCAATGTGGGTTATTTCTTTTACGTTATTGGCTGATAACGGGTTTTACCTACTATAAGGATTATCTTAGTTTTCCTTCTAGATTTCAACCAGTTTACTCTGTCGTTTTACGTTGTCTCCTAACGGGTTTTATCCTCTTTTCCTTGAGTTGAAAATGTTATTCCCATGTCAATGCGGGTTATTTCTTTTACGTTATTGACTGATAACGGGTTTTAACGTCTTTTCCTTGACCAACAAAACTATTCTAACCAATCATCATAAATAAATAATTTATTACCTTCTACTATAATAGAAGGTGTAAGAGTTGTTTTCAAGTTAAGAGATTTTAATTTTTCTTGTAAATCAAAGATATCATGTAAATGAGTTAAATAAATTGTAGAAGGTTCTTCCTTATAACCATATTCTTTCAAAACAGGTAAATAACCTTCATTAATATTACCCCATCCTGATTCTATTTTAACTTCCATTTCCATTTTAAACACCACTCCCTTGTCACACATTCACACATTCCCTCATATAATAGAAGGAACACAATTTCACTTCCACTTACTTTTCTTATAAAGCTTTCAAGATTAAGACCATTTCCATGTGGTCTTTTTCTACTCTCTTGGGACTTCAACCAAATTTACATACCTAATCTCTTACGAGATTTTTGGTCTTCCATGTTTGGTCTTGTCTTTTCGCTCTCCGAGGATACGCCCTAAGGGCTTATCCAAAGAGAGCTTTTTCTTTTCCCCGGAAAGGGCTTAAAGGATTAAAAGATAAGACCTTTAAAGATTAAAGACATTTTAAAGAGGTACAAACACAATCATTTCTAAAATATCTAAACATTTCAATTTGAAGAGATTCTAAAGTTGAACATTCTTCTTCATGTATTTTACCAGACCAACAATCACGAAATGTAACTAAGTATTTCATTGATTCACCTCTTAGAAATCGTGTTTCTTCTATTATATAGGTAAAAAGAAAAGAGACAAGTTCAAGACCTATCTCTTATTCAGTTGAAGGGAAGGTCGAAAGACCAAACCCAAAGCATGATATCATGAAACCATTTGTAGCAGATTAAGTAAGAATAAAGGAATTGAGAAAGACTAAGACCTAACAAGATCAGAAGACTAAAACCCAAAACCTTTTTCATTATGCTACTACTTCTTCAGTTTCTTCTAATGGTTCTACTTCTTCTGTATCTTCTACTTTTTCAGCAACATTGATAAAGTCTTCTACTGAGATTTTATATTTTGCTTCGTCATGTACAAGATCAAGAACTAAAACGTTACGACCTTTGAATGCTTTTTGAATTACTTTAGTAGCTTTTTCTAATTCGATTTTACCTTCTTCAACAATTTTACCAATTGCTTCTACTTCAGTTGATCCAACTTTTAATTCTCCGATTACGATTTGAGTTGATGCGATTGTACGAGTAATAAATTTAGCCATTTTAATTTCCTTCTTTCTGATTAGTTTATTTTTTATTTAATAGTTAATATTTTTATTTGAGAAGAATGTGTGTCCCTCTCGATGAATTAAATATAACATTTTAATTTAAGAAAAACAAGGGGTTTTTTAAAAAGAAATTAAAATAAATAAAAAAGACCAACTTTTATAGTCGGTCAAACGTACACGGTTTTGATTGTAATATTTCTTTTAGATGTTGGTCAGCATTTTCTTTTGTGATTTCTATTCCAGTAAAGAACTTAATTTCATCTTTTACTTCTTGAGGAACAAGATCAAGCAAAGCTTTTCCATAACCTAAATTGTGAATCATTGCGTTATATACTTTTGGGTGATACATTCTCATCCATTGTAAGTAACCATATTTAACTGGTATTGGACACATCATACAACCAGTACGAGGGGTAAATAGTTTAAATCCTAATTCTTCTAATAGAATAGCTTGATGTCTATTAACTGTTTTAATTTCTTTCTCTAATAATTTTTCAACATTCAAACCAGTTTCTTCTATTATATGGTTGTTGGATGATAAAACATTATGCAAGTCTTTTGGATATTCTTGAATTAAGTTTTCTTTATATAAATCATTATAAGGAATGTTTTCTTGTTTCACGTATTCCCATATGTCTTTTTCGTTCCACCAAAGTATAGGTCTAATAACAAGTGATTTCCATTCAGCTATAGAATAGAAGAATTCACCGTCACGTAATCCTGCTAATAAACGTTGACTTGATTCATCGGCACGTAAACCATTAATTACTAAATCCCATGTATTTTCTTTTATCGCTTTCTTCATAGGCTTATGTTTTAAAGTTCCACAACACTTTTCTGATAAAGGTTGTCCGTTTTTTCGATCACCTTTTCTAGCAATAAAATAATCAGATGTAATTCCTCCATTATCATCAATAATCTTTTTAAGTGATTTTTCAGGTTTTGTTTTTAATAATCGTAAATCCCATGAATCCGTTAATTCTTTTGCGTATTTACGAACTGAAGGGAATTCATTTAAAGTATCATTCCAAATGATGTCGATATCTGAAGGATCGCGATTCAATTCAATTAAAGCTTTTCTTGTTAAATATAAAGTAATAATAGAGTCAATTCCAAAACTACAAGAAACAACTGGTTTTGAAACTCTTGAAAGACTCATTTTTAGTAAATTTATTGTGCGTTTTTCTTTTATTTCTAAAGAAACTTTATTTTTCTTATCTCTAATATGATGTGTATATCTTGTTGATTTGTCTGCTCTAGTCCATTGCCATTTTCCGTGATCATTTTGGAATGGTTGAACTTGATTATTATAATGTTCTGTTACGATCATTGTTTTCACTCCTATTTCGTTGATGGGTTAATACTATCATTTATACGTCAATAAGTAAAGAAAATAAAAGATAAAATAAAAACTCATTTATATAGAAGAAATTGATAAAACCTTTTATTATATCATAAAAATATACTATACGTCAAGAAAATAATGTTGACATTTTTAGATTGATAGATTATGATTAATAACATAAGTCATAAACGACTTACAAAATGAGTCTTGAAAGACTTATAAAATAAAATGAGGTGATAAAATGAAATTGACTAGAGAACAACATAATGAAATGTTACAGGAATTATTAAAAGGAAGCGCAGATGAAAAACGTGTTTCTGAAATTGTTGAATCTATTTCTGATGACCGTGCTTCTTATGATGATGTGGTAACAAAAACACAAAAATTAAATGAGGATTTAATGGCATCAAATACGAAATTACGTGACTCTAATGCTCACTGGTTTAACAAAGTAACATCTCAATCACAAGGTGAAGAACAACAACGTGAACAACAAAAAGAAGAACAACAAAAAACACGTACTTTATCAGATGCTTTAAGTGGAAACAAACTTTAAAGTAATAATGGTTAATGTTTCACATGAAACAATGGAAATAAAACCTCTATAGTAAGGTGAGTGTGCAACATTGCGAACCACATATAACAATGAATGTAGTAAGATATATATCTTATTTCAGATAAATAATTTAATAGTAGAAAAGAGGAAAAAATAAATGGCAAAAATTAGTATGAATGAAGTCAATGGTCTTTTGGGTTCTGAGTCAACAGCAGATACGTTGAACTTAATCCGCAATGAATTAGGTGGAACATATGCAATGGCGGTTCCTGTTGCAACAGAACGAAATATTGGTGAAGTTGGTATTGGTATTAACTCATTACCAGAACACCGTAATAGTTTCTTAACGCAATTAGTAGATCGTATTGGTTTAGTAGTTATCAAACATAAATCAATGAATAACCCACTTGGAAAGTTCAAGCGTGGGACAATGCCTTTAGGTTACACAATTGAAGAGATTTATACAGACATCACGAAGGCTAAGAAGTTTGATCCAACTGATGCAGAATCTACTTTATATAAACGTGAACTTCCAGACACAAAAGTATTCTTCCATCAGCGTAACCGTGAAGAATTCTATGAACAAACAATTTCACAAGCAGAATTAAAATCAGCATTCGTATCTTATGCTAACTTAGATAACTTTGTTACTGGTATCTTTGAGGCTCTTTATAATTCAGCGGAATTAGACGAATATCTTTGGATGCGCAAATTGATTGACCAGTATTATGAAAAAGGATTCTTCCATCATGTGAAGGTTGCTGTTCCAAATACTACTGAAAATTCTCGTCAATTCGTAAAACAATTACGTGCAATGGTCCGTAAAGTAACTCTTGGTATGGGTTCCCGTAAATATAATCACACTGGTGTACATACTCGTTCTGAAATGGAAGGTCTACATTTATTCATTACAGCAGATACAGAAGCTGAAATTGATGTTGATGTGTTAGCGGTTGCTTTCAATATGAACAAAACTGATTTCTTATCTAAAGTAACTGTTATTGATGAATTCGCTGATCCGGAAATTCAAGCAGTATTAGTAGATGAAGATTGGTTCATGTGTTACGACAATAACATTGAAATGACAAATGTTTACAATCCAAAAGGTTTATACTGGACATACTTCTATCATGTATGGCAAACACTTTCATGTTCAACTCTAGAAAATGCTGTTGTATTTAGTACAGCAGATGCACCTACTGATCCACTTGTAATTGATCCTAAAACAGCTAGTGTTGTAAAAGGTCAAACGAAACAATTCACATCATCGGTTGCAGGTTCAACATTTTCTATTGTAACTACTGGTGTAGATGCAGGAACAACAATTAGTGGAACAGGTTTATTAACAGTTTCAGCAAGTGAAACAAAAACTTCTATTATTGTAAAAGCTGAAAAAGATGGTAAATCAGATACAGCGACAGTTACAGTAACAGGTGCTTAATATTTATAAATAGGAGGAACGTCTAAAATGGCAGTTGTACCAGTAAGTGGGAGTAGCGTCTTTTTTAAAAAAGGCGTTCCCTTTTCTAATGATTATAAAAATACAAGATGGTTTGAAAATGCAACAGATCAATTAAATTACTTTAGTACAAGACCAACTGTTCATTCTATGGGTGAAGTGACATTTGTTGAAAATGATGGTAAATCTTATGTTTCGGCTGATGCTAGTATTGATGAATTAAGAGACGTTAGTTATATGATGTTCCAGAATGCGGGTTATAATAATAAGTGGTTTTATGCTTTTGTTACAAAACTAACAAGAAAATCAAGTAATACTACATATGTTTATTTTGAAATTGATGTTCTTCAAACATGGTTATTCAATATTGAATGGAAACCATCATTTGTTGTAAGAGAACATTGTCCTTTATGGAATGCAGACGGTTCACCAGTTGTGAATACGATTGATGAGGGTTTAAATTATGGATCTGAATATGAGACTGTCGAAGTGAAACACCATATTTTAAATGCTGGAATACGTTTTCTAGTTATTGCAACAAAAAAAGCAATTCATGGAACGAGTAAAGGTAACGTTATGCCTAGTATTGTTGGTGTTGGTCAACCTTTTAGTTATTATGTTTTACCATTTGTTGATAAAGACGAAGTTGTGTGGGCAACAATTCAAGGTGAAAGACATCGAATGTCAACTTTGATTGATACACTCCAAGGACTTTATAAAGATCAAGATTTTACAAATAATATTGCAACAATGTTTATTACCGAAAATATTGGTTTAAGTGTATCGGGTAGTGATGCTGGTGGAGAATATCAAATTGGTTTTACTGATCCTTCTCAAATAGTTGAATATGCCGAAGGTGGTGAAGGTGCTAAAATGGTTTATGTTAGTGATGCTAAAAATTTCTTACCAAAAACAACATTTATCGGTAAGAAATATGATGGTTATAGAGATGTAAAAGAAAGTAAATTGTTAATGTATCCTTACACAGTTTTAACACTTGATGATATGCAAGGTAATAGACGAGACTATAAAAATGAATATATTTCAAGACCAGATATTTCTGTTGTTTCTAAAGGATCATTAGGAACTAGTAATAAAATGTCTTATAGTATAAGTGGCTATAATATGGATGTTAACACGAACATGCATCAATATTTGACTGATGAATGGGGTATTCAAAATATAAACCCTAATGATGTTTCTATTTTAACTGATATGATTTCAGCGTTTATTCAAGGTAATAAGAATTCGCTTCTTAATCAAAAAGATCAAATTATGCTACAGGGATATGCAGGATTAGGTCAAAGTGCTCTCAGTGGAGCAGGATCAGTTATGCAAGGTGGAGCAGGTGGTGTTTTAGGTGGAGCCTCAGCAGGAGTTAGTGTAATTAAGGGGGCTGGTTCTACTGTTCTTGCATTGCAAGGAATTGAAGCTAAGATTGATGATATTAGAAACCTACCACCCCAACTAAATAAAATGGGAACAAATACAAGCTATGATATTGGGAATGGTTTTAAAGGGGTATTCTTGATTAAGAAACAAATTAAAGCTGAATATCAAAAGAAATTAGAAGACTTCTTTAATATGTTTGGTTATAAAAAGAATGAAGTTAAAATACCTAATTTCCATACTAGACAGAATTGGAATTATGTTGAAACGAAAAATTGTAATTTAATTGGACATTTTAACACAGAAGATTTAAATGAATTAAAAGCTGTGTTCGATAGAGGGATCACTTTATGGCACACGAATGATATTGGAAACTACGCTTTAAGTAATGAGGTGATATAAAAATGTTTAATCAATTACAAACATATATGAATCCTAATCAGATTCAAAAACATGAGGGAAATCGTTATTATTGGCACTATGTAAAATATTTAAGCCAATTAACATTTCAGCTATTTGAGTGGGAAAACCTACCTAAAACAGTTGATCCGCGTTACATGGAAATGATGTTACATACACATGGATATGTTGGATTCTTCCATGATGAGACACTAGATTATATGGCTGTACAAGGTAGTGCAGGTGTTAAAATAAATCGTTATTTACAACCGACTGTTTTTAAAACCGCTACACCAGATTATACGAATCGATCGTTTAATATTTATAATTTTGGTGATAATTTAGAATTGATTGACAAGAAAAATACAGGTGTTGTGATTTGGAATAATGATATGCATCTTCCAAGTATGGAATCTATTATGATGTTCGCACAAGATTTAGCTGAATTAAAAGAGATTATAAGAATTAATCAGAATGCACAAAAGACACCTGTTTTAATTACAGCAGAAGACACAAATAAGTTTTCCATGATGAATATTTATAATCAATATGAAGGTAATGCACCAGTCATTGTTGCGAATAAACATTTTGATCCTAAATCCATTAATGTATTTAAAACGGATGCTCCGTTTGTTGTTGATAAGTTGAACGATCAGAAAAATGCAATATGGTCTGAATTTATGACATGGCTCGGTATCAATAATTCTAATATTGATAAGAAAGAAAGATTGGTTCAAGCTGAAGCTACTTCTAATGATGAACAAATTGAAGCTAGTGGAAACATTATGTTGAAAGCTAGAGAAGAAGCATGTGAAAGAATTAATCAATTGTATCCAGATTTAAATGTTAGTGTGAGAATGAGAACCGATATTCTACAAATGTATATGGAGAATGATGGTTTTACAGGCGAGGAGGTTGCAGCTAATGAGTTATAGTATTGAATTAAGAAGATACATAGATTCATTTTCACAATTTGAATGTCCTCCTAAATCCATTAAAGATAAAATAAATATAGGTCAACCTCACTTGTTTGATTTTGAATACCCATTCTTTGATGAATCACAAAGAAAAGATTTTGAAAGAAAATGGATTCGACGTTTCTATATGACACAAATCGGTTTTGAGACATTTGAATTATTCAAATTTCATCTAGAGAATTGGATGAATGAGAAAATGCCTTACTATAATCAGAGATTTAAAAGTGAGTTAATTCAATTTGATCCACTTAAAAATACTGAAATGACAAGGGATAAAACAAAAAACATTGATGGTACTAGGAATGATGTCATTGATGAAACTCAAAATAAAGATGGTACGTTTCATATTGATACTCATGATGAGGGTAAATTCCAAACAAACACAACAAATGATGGGACTAGTCATAATGAAGGAACAGGAAATGTTGTAAGTGATGGAACTGTCGATGGAAAAACTGATAAAACTGTAGAAGATATTGGTAGTAAAAAGGGTAATAACAGGAACACTACTGATGGAACTAATTTCTCTAGAACATTAGAAGAAGATACACCTGATGGTCGATTAGATATTACAACTGAAGATGGTAAAGGTATTATCCGTTATGCTTCTAAGATAAATGAAGTCACTGGAAAAGATCATAGTGAAGAAGTTCAAAGTATTGATGAGTCAACAAAGAAAAACGGACTTGACAACACAATTGAAAAAACAACTTCTCATGATGAGGCTAATTCTAAAACAACTAGTGATGGAACAACAAAAGATGTTGGATCAGCTACGGGAACAAATGAAAATGATGGATTCCAAGATGGTAGAAACAATGAAAACAAAGTCGGTAATTCACAATTAGATCAAAAAACAAATGAGAAAGCTATTGAGAATGAGAGCTATGTTGGTAAAATAGGTGTTGAAACGTATTCTGAAATGCTACAAAAATATCGTGAAACATTTATTAGAATTGAATCTGAAATTTACGATGAGTGTAGAAAAGATTTATTTATGCTTGTATATTAAGAAAGGAATGATAAAATGACAACTTTTAATACAGTACCATTAATAAAACCTCTAGAAAAATACGGATATAGTCGTTATCTTCCTAGTGCCTACGATTCTTCTATGAGTGTTTATGAAGAATTAGTTACAATGAGAGAATACTTAAATCAAGTTATTTTATCTCAAAATGAAGTACTTGAGCAATGGCATGTGTTAAAGAAATGGTTAGATGAAACTATTGAACAATATGTCAAAGGTGAATTAGAAGAAATGCTAGAGAGTGGTGAACTCGCTGACATTCTAAATCAATTAATTGGTATTATTGGTGACTATAAGAACTATAGACCACAAGATCCAACTGTAATTGATAAAATTATGAATGGTTTTAATGAAAGAGAAGTCAATGTAAAAGATTGGGGAGTTAAAGGGGATTATGATCCAACAGAGTTATGTGGAACAGATGATACTGAAAAATTAAATTTTGTATTAGATAAATACCGTGGTTACACTGTTTATATTCCCGATGGTAAATACTTGATTAGTGCGGACTTAGTTATCCATTCTAACACTCATTTAAAGCTTAGTAAGAATGCTGAAATCTTTGCTATTAATGGAATGGGTAAAGCAGGAACAAATCCAAACCATTATGATGGCATTCATATGATTAAAAACCATAAAGAAACAGGACTAGAAAATGTTCGTATTACTGGTGGAATGTGGAACGGTAATGGCCATAATCAATTCCATGATAGTATGCGTGGGATATTCATCCAAAAATGTGTTGGTGTAGTATTGGATGATATTAAAGTTAAAGAGGTTAATGGATGGGCATTTTCTGTTTCTAACTCTAGAAACATTCGAGCAACAAACATTGAATTAGACCAATTAGAATTAATTGGTGAAAATGGCGATGGTGTCCACATGTTGAATTCTAGTGACATTTACATTGATAATATTAGTGGGTTTACGAATGACGATTTAGTTGCGATTGATGCTGGTGATATTCTATCTCCTATTGAAAGTGTTAAAAACGTAATTATTCGAAACCTAAGACCTAAAATGAAAGGAACAACAAATTGTTATAAGGCAGTTGCATTATATTGTTCTTCTAATCAGCGTATGGATAATGTGTTGGTTGACGGTATTATGGGTGATACGCACGCCCCTATTGTTATCATTGCAAACGCTCGTGCACAAGAAGGTATGGGTTACTTTGGAAATATCACGATTACAAATGTAAGTGGTAACTGTATTGGGGAACGTCAACCGTTTAATATTCAAAAGTATAATCAACCTGGAAATGCAAGTGCGATGTTTATTGATAATTTAACAATAAGCAACTACAAACGCGTTAAACCTGCAAATGCATTAGATGATCAACCTATCTTATTATTGCAAAGTGTAGATATTAAGAACTTCAATATAAGCAACATTGATGATCAATATTCAGGTGATACAGGTAGGTTAATGCGTTCATTCTATGCGAATGTAGAAAACTTAAAAATAGAGAACTACAATCGTAAACAACTTGTTTCATCTAAAAGAAGTGATTCGGCTATTTTTGCACAAGGTTTCCATGTTGATAATTTTGTTGTTAGTGGATGGAATGATTATACAACAGGTAATGCTACACCTCTATTAGAACTAGATATTTTATGTAATATTAAAAATATGATTATTGATGGTGTTAGCCGAACGATAGTTGCAGGTCCAGTATCTCCATTTACAGGTTTACTGTTTATACATGGAACAACATATATTAACACTTGTGTTATTAATAATACAACCGTTGTATTTAGGGACACTAACTCTGCCCCACTTGTATATCAATATGGTGAAGTTAATGTTATGCAAATAACAAATAGTAAGTGTTATTCAGATCAATTACCAAACCCTATCGTATTATATATTATGAATCAATTTAACGCTGATGGAAATGAAACATTACTTCAATACTCTAATGTGTATAGTGGTATATATCATAAAGGTAACCCGAATGTTGGTCTTACAAAAGGCAAACTACGTGTGCGTGGTTTTGATGCTATCATTGACCCAACTAAAATAACAGCTCCTAAAGAAGGAGACTTTATATTAGGTACTGACTCTAAAATGAAACAATTTGACGGTACTCAATGGAATAACTTGTAATGAAAGAAGGTCAAAAATCTGTAGGAAGCAATGGAAAACAAAATTCCATGTTTCCTATGGATGTTATGTATATTACACAAGGGGAAAGTGGAGATTTCTCACATAGTAAAGCAAAGGCAATTGACTATATCCATTTAACAAAAGCGGGAGTAAGAACAAAACAAGCTTGGTATTATGCTCCATGTGATATGACTGTTATTCAGCAAGGTAGTGCTGGAACGATGTGGGCTTCTGATAATGAAGTGAATACACCGAGTGGCACTAAGAAAATGGTCTATATGTTTTGGCATGATAATAATCACTCGCAATACACTGTAGGAACGAAAAGGAAACAGGGAGAAAAGTGTGGTCAAACTGGTACATCGGGATTTGCAACGGGTGATCATTTACATATTGAAGTAATGAATGGCTCAACATTTGATAAGTCAAATGCGATACATAATTGGGAAGCGTTTTTTACAAATGATACTGAAATTGTCGTTAATTTTAATTATACATGGGTTAATACAAATGATAGTACTGGTGTTGATGATGGTAGTTGTGTTCCGAATGTTCCTGTTGGAAATGAAACAATACAGTTGAATGAAAAAGTAAATGCTAAAGTAAGAAGTTATGAAACTCAAATGAGAACTGAATGTACTGCTCAAGGTATACCAGATGCTACTATCCCATTGCTTGCTTTAATGATGGTTGAATCTGGTGGTGAAGGTGGAGATCCTATGCAAAGTTCTGAATCTGCTGGATTACCGATGAACACCATTAAAGATCCTGTGGCTAGTATTAGACAGGGTGTTAAACATTTCAAAGAATCTATGACGACGAGTGCTCAGTATGGTTGTGATATATGGACTGTTTTCCAACAATATAATTATGGTATTGGTTATGCTAAATACGTAGGATCAAGAGGTAAAGTTAATACTATTCCTTTAGCTAAAGAATATTCAAGAACTGTTGTTGCTCCTAGTTTAGGTAATACAAGTGGAATTATGACTGATTATATAAATGAAATATCTGTTGCTTTAGGTGAAACTAAAAGATATGTAAATGGTGGTAACTTCTTGTATGCGTTTATGATTAAATATTATACAACTGGTGATGGATCAATAAATTCATGTGGCGGAGATAACACGCAGACTGGTGAAGATAAGGAAAAGAATAAACTGAATAAGTATATACAGCAATTGATGAGTAATCAAGTTAACGGATGGGTTACATTGGATAGATTTAAAGATAAAAGATAAAACCTAAAGACTAAGGTCAAAAGAGGGAGATAGGAGAATGTTTGAAATGGAGCCACAACAAGTTATGAATTTTGTAGTAAACAATGGTTTTGCAATGTTTGTTGCATATTATTTTATGAATACAGTTACTAAAGTGTTACAACAAAACACAGTTGCTTTAGGTGAATTGAAAACAACTAATGATATGATACTTAAAAAACTAGATGATTTAGAGGTGAGTAAGTAATGGGTAGAGCAAGTGAAATGAGAGTATCTGATAATGGTACAAACTTTGTTAAAAAGTGGGAAGGTCTTTATTTAAGAGCGTATAAAGATATTGTTGGTGTTCCTACGATTGGTTACGGTCATACGAAAAATGTTAGTATGGGTGATAGACTTGCGGGAGAGTGGGAAGCACATCAATTATTGAAAGAAGATTTAGATGTTCATATGATTAAAGCTAGATCTCAAATAACTTCTGATTTAACACAAAATCAATATGACGCAATTACTAGTTTCTGTTTTAACTTAGGAGCTAATATTTTAACGGGTACAAATTTGTTACAAGCTATTAACAATAGTGACTGGAATGAAGCTGGAAGAATTATGTTGCTTTATTGTAATGCAGGTGGAAAGTTTGTAAAAGGTTTATACAATCGTAGAGTGGATGAAGTTGCTTTATTAAAGAATGGTGTCCAACCACCAAGTCCAACCCCTACCCCTCCAGATGGTGATTATGATTCTAGTTGGTTTATGGATTATAATGCTAAGTTTACATTGGATAGAAAAATTAATTTAAGAACTTCTCCATTTGCTGATAGAGATGATAATATTATTGCTATTTTGGATAGTGGAGATGTTATAACATTAAATGCTTTTGGAAATGAAGAAAGTGGTTTTGTTTGGTTAAGACAAGTTCGATCTAATGGTAAATATGGCTATCTTGCTAGTGGTAATACTGAAAATGGTAAACGTGTTACTGTTTGGGGTGAGTTTGAGGATTTAGATTAATGGATTTATGTAAGTTAGAAGAATTGAAGAAGTTAAGCTCAAAAGAAAAGATCAAAAGATAAAGAAAAGGAGTGGGTAGGTCATGAATGAATCCCTATACTACAATCCTCAACAGATGTTGAGTTATAACAGAATAATGAATTTCGTAATAGCGAGTCGTGGTATAGGGAAGACCTATTCCATGAAGAAATATTGTATTAATCGTTTCTTAAAAACGGGTGCTCAATTCATATACTTGAGAATGTATAAGACGGAGTTAAAGAAAGTGGATCAATTATTTAATGATGTTAGTCAAGAATTTGAAGGACATAAGTTTGAGACTAAAGGTAAAGAGTTTTATATTGATGGACAGTTGGCGGGATTTGCTGTTCCTCTAAGTGCTTGGCAGAGTTTTAAAGGTAATTCATTCCCTAATGTTGAGACTATATTGTTTGATGAGTTTATACGTGAAAAAGATAATGTTGGTTATCCTCCTAACTGTGTGGAAGCGTTACTTAATATAATTGATACTGTTATTCGTAACCGTGATAATTTTAGATGTGTGTGTTTAAGTAACTCAGTGTCTGTTGTGAATCCGTGGTTCTTGTATTTTAATATCTTGCCAGAACCTAATGGGGAGACAGGTAAATTTAAAAGGTTCTATCCTTATAAGCATTCTGTATTAGAAATTCCAGATGGTTCTAGTTTTAAGGAAGAAAGAATTAAGACTAGATTTGGTTCAATGATTAGTGAATTGGATTATGGTAGAATGTCACTCGATAATGAATTCACACATGATGTTGAAACATTTGTAATGAGGAGAGCTAAAACAAGTATTCATTTCTGTAACATTACATATAAAGGATTTACAATGGGTATGTGGGTTGATACTAAGAGTGATTTCATGTTCTTGAGTCAAGATTATGATCCGTCTAGTAGAAAGAGTTTCGCGTTATCAAAAGATGATATGAATGAAAATAGAATTCTTGTCAATAATTATAAGAATGAGGTTTATCTTGCTAAGATGATACGGGCGTTTAAAAAAGGATTATTGATGTTTGATAATCAGATTGTAAGACAGACAGCTTATGATATGTTTAAAAGAATGGGTGTACAGTAAAGAGCGGAATTACGTAGAATGGAGCGACTTGCGAGGGATTGACTTTAAGAGCGAAAGAATGAAGAGATTAAAGTCAAGACCGAGCGTTTAAAGATTAAGTTCAAAAAGATTAAAGATTAAAAGAGTTGGCTATACCGTTAGTACATAGGAAAGTGTAGAACCTTAAATGTTTCATGTGAAACAATATAATAAAAGAAAAAGAGCGTCCTTAGTGGATGCTCTTAATTCGCATTTTCAAATATTCTATTTGATATTCTCTTTCCGATATGAAAATATTAGCTAAATCACTATTCCATTTCTTTGCTGTAGTTATTTCAGATTCTAATCTATTCAATTCCTTATTTAATTTTATAAGAGTAGTATTTAACATTTTAATTCCTCCTTGTTTTAACTTCTATAATTATAATAACATTTATTTATGATTACGTCAATAGATTGATTAAAATAAATAAAGAAAAAACCCCTTCCTAATTGGAGGGGTTAATTATTTTTGGATAGTTCATCGTCTGGTATGTTGTTGATCGCGTATCCATATTTTTTATCAATTTCTTCGCATTCTTTTAAGTATTTTGGAAAATCAGATAAACCATATTTAGATCGGACTTCTTGAAGTTCTTTAAGGTATTGACGTGTGATTTCTAGTTTAGACGTCATTTGTTGTTTATCCCCTTTTGTTTTATTTCACCTAATATATATTCTTTACCTTCTAAGAAATTGTAATCTCTTATATCATGTTTAAAGAACCAATAAAGGAAGTTATCAAAACAATTGTCCCCTGTAAATGTTTCTGTATTTATTTCTAATTCTGAGTCGTATTTGTTGTATTGTATTTTAATCATTTTAAGATACCTTACTTAATCGTGCTTCAAAATAAAAGTTTTCTTTTGCTTTTTCTTTTGTTCTTATGATTGAGTTTCTTCTTTCACCGTTTATTTTCATATTGGGAGTTTTGAGGTTGTGTGAAATAGGTGTTTCGATTACTTTGTATATTGGTTCTTCATAGTCAAAACCATATCTTTTACACCAGTTGTCGCTTATTTTGATTAGTTCAGTAATTGAGTTAGAATGTAAGAATGTAATGGATGCTCTATTGTTTGCTGTAGGTCTGTATTTGGATTTTTGGCGGTGTATTGTTTTCATTATTTATTTTGATACCTTCTCTTTCCATAATATATGTAGTTGTTCGCAAAAATTAGTTAGTTTACAAGATAGTTCAAGATCAATATCATTGTTTCTATATTGACGATTTATTTCGAGTAAAGCTTCTGCATATGTTAGATAATCCACTATTAAAACCACACTTTCATAAAGTTTGTTAGGAAGTTACCTTCTCCGATGAATGATGAAATTACTGTTCCGATGATGAAAAGCCAAACTGTGAAACATAATACTTTTAAAGAACCTTGTGAAAGTCCTGGTATTTCTTCTGGTTCTTCATATGGGATGTTGTTTACTTTACAATAAGCTTTTCTCATTGCTTGTTGTTCAGATAACTCTTGCTGTTTTAATTGGTTTTGTTTACCTAATTGACCTGCTACTAAGAAATCGTTGTTGTTTTCGAAATTATTATTGAAGTTGTTCATATTAAATCATCCCCTTTGTCATAGTTACTGTAAATTGGGCTTTCCATACTTTGCGTTGCATCTCGATAAAGGCTACTGCTGAATGATATGTAACATTATTAGAATAACTTAATTCTTCAATGATGTCAATTGGCAGTCTAATATTATTTCTTTCATATAAGTCGATTGCTTCTTCTTGTTCTACTGTTAGATTAGTTACTGTGCGACGTTTAGCTTGTTCAGTTGCATGTACTAAGTTTTCTAGTTCTTTTTGTTTTAATTTGATTAAGTTTTTGATTTCTTTTAATTCTTGTTTGTGATCATCTAGAGAAGATACTATAGTTTGTTGTGTTTGTTTGGTTTGCGTTACTGCTTTGTTTGTGTTAGAATTTGTTACTATTAAAGCTATTACTGTAATGAATACTAATAGAATGATTAAAGCTGAGTAAATTGACATTTTGTTGATCCCCTTTTTATTTAGTTTCTTATTATATATTTATTATAACATGTTGTTTGGTTTACGTCAATAGGATTGTAAATTTTATTTGATTTTGGTTTTCTTTCGTTTATTGTAATATATTTAAATCTTTTTCTTAGATAAGAAGCTATGGTATTTGCTTCTTTTATACCTCTTGCTTTTACATAAAATCTATCATTATCTACTTTAGCACCAACATAATAAATAAATGAAGGTTCGATCCAATCTTCATGTATTTCTATTTCTAAACCGTTTGTTAATTCAACTATGATACAAGATTTACATTCTATTATCTTACCTGTTTTTCCTTCATGAATACCTTTTATTACTGTTACTGCTAAATGTTCTTGGAATAAGTCTTTTCTATTCATTGTTGTTTCCTCCTTGTTATCTTCTTTTGTTTCTTAACCTATAATTATTATAACATTTATGTATGTTTACGTCAATAACTATACGTCAATAAATAAAATAAAATGATTATGAATAATCTGACAATTATAGTGATTAAATACATTTAAATTCATAGATATAATATTTTGTCAACTGATTAATGGGGGAAAATGAAATAAAAGTGTACCCCATTATATTT